GCAGCGGTGCTGATGAGAAAGGTTGGGAGTTCTTTCATTATTGAGGATGTCGAAGCCGGCCAGTGGGCACCTGCAGACGTGGACCGAAATTTCTTGAGAATAACTCAACAGGACATAAAGCGTGCTCAAGTTCTCAACTGCCGATATGTGGTGAGGTGGGAGATTGAGCCTGGCAGCGCTGGGATTCGGGAGTCGAAACGCTTGACGGCGATGCTTAACGGCATCGATGCCAAAGGCGTCAGGCCAGGGACTGGGGATAAGTTAACACGTGCCCTTCCTTTTGCTGCGCAGTGTGAAGCCGGCAACGTCATTTTGCGCGGAGGAAGGTGGAACGAGCGTTGGATTACGCATATGGTTTCCCAACCTTATGCCGCGCACGACGATATAATGGATGCTACAGTCGGAGCTTGGTTGGAGCTTTCTTCGCAAGTGCGCTCTTTGGTGGACTTTATATAGGGAAAAATATTATGTTAGATAAAATCGCCAAATTTCTAGGACTCAAACGTTCCTCCAACAGAATCCCAGCTTGGCTGCGTGCAGTTGCCGAGGAAGAGAGCAACATTTTCAATATAGATTCCGTCGGCGAGCAGCTAGACCTTTATCGGAAATTGACCTGGTTGCAGATTGCCATCTCCTCTACTGCCAAACTTGCAGCTTCTACACCGATAGAAGTTGTGAGAATTGTGGACGAGGAAGAGATATCTGTACGCAATCATCCGTTGGAAATTTTGCTGCAGAAACCTAATCCTCTCAACAGCAGATTTGAGTTGTTGCAATATACGATTTCTTTTCTGTGCTTAACCGGCAATGCTTACTGGTGGCTTAACAGAACCAGTGAAAAAACTTTTCCAGAAGAAATTTGGTTGCTGCCAGGCGATAAGATCTCGCCGGTTCCGGATGGGAACATGTTTTTGCGTGGCTATTCCTACACGTCTAACAATCAAACTTTCTTGTTGGAACCCTGGGAAGTTTGCCATTTCCGGCTGTTCAATCCGGAGAGCTTCTTTACTGGGCTCTCGCCTGTCCAGTCTTTGCGCCATGTTGCTGCGGCAGACTTGGCGATGGCGAGATACAACGCTAATTATTTTGATAAAAATAATGCAAAAATCCCAGGAGCGCTTGCTTTCTCGGATCCGATTGACGATGAAACTTGGGAGCAGTTGAAGAGAGAAATCAGCGAAGAATATGGCGGCGTTCGCCGCAAACTCATGCTCCTTCGTAACGTCGGTTCGTCTGGCGTTAGCTGGATTCCAATGGCGCTGAGCCAGGCAGAAATGCAATTTCTAGAAAGCCGTAAATTTAACAAAGAAGAAATTTTTGCTTTGTTCTCGCCTGGGCTGGCTTCTATTTTAGATGTCAACGCAACCGAAGCAAATGCCCAAGCCGGCAGGGCAACTTTCATTGAGCTGGCGGTTTGGCCATTGCTCAATCTTATCTCGGAACGGATGACCAGCAGTATCCTTGCTTCCGTAGATCCTGCTGCTGTGGTCAAGTTTGAAGACATTCGGGTGGTTAATCGCTCCGTCGAGCTAGAAGAGATAAAAACTTTCTCAAGATTCCACACGGTGAACGAGGTCCGAGCGTACTGGTTCCAGGCACCGCCTTTGGAAGACGAACGTGGTAATCTCCTTGTAGACGAGATCTCGCCGATGACCAGTGAGAGGATCTTGAGGGTCCAGCAAAAGGAAGCTGAGCTTGTTGAGGAACAGATTCCGGTGAACCCTAGCTACATTTCGGAAGAGAATCTGGTTAAGTCTTCTTTCCTCTCTTCAGAGCAAACAAAGCTCAAACAGCAGGAGATGAAAGCGTTCAAGCGTTGGTTACGCAATCATCCCGGCAAACCTTACCACCAGTTCAAAGCTCGGTATCTTACATCTGAGGAAATTCAAAGTGTCGTGGAAGGGGAACTTGATAGACTCCCAGGATCCGCTCCGTCAGAAGTCATCGTGCCTTCAGAACAGATGTTCGAAAGTTCTTTGTCGAAAGTTGATAAGCTAGAAGCTAAATTTGTAGAGCTTCTGGAGAAAGAATTGTTGGAATTGGGAGCTAAGGTTCTTCCGGATGACGTCTCGGCTGAAATGTGGTCAGTCGAAGACATGCTCCGAGAGGCAATTGATGGGCGTGCTGCGTTGAACAAAGTTTTGGAAGACTTGGTTGTGGAAGCTGCCGTGTTGGGAGCTTTGGAAGGCGATAGAGTTCTAACTCAATTGCTGTCTAACTCTACCAAGTCCATCGTGTATCTTCAGTCTGCTTGGGATCGGGTGAATATGACAGTTATTGAGTGGATCCGCACGAGGCATTGGTTCTCACCGTTAAGCCTTGTTCAGACTCTCACCGTTACAGAGCAAAACAGAATCCGAGCGTTAATTTCTAGGCAAATCATGGAACAGCGTGACCAAGCTTGGTTGAGGGACCAAATCCGAGGGGTGAACGGTCTGTACAGCCGGCATCGTGCTGAGGTAATTGCTCGAACGGAAGTCACCCATGCCTTTGCGCGCGGCAATAGAGGCGCCTGGGAGGAACGTGGCGTGCAACAAGTGAGTTGGCGCACCCGGGTGGACGAGTTGGTTTGTCCGATTTGCGGTCCGTTGAATCTCCAGGAGTTTCAAATTACTTCTGAAGTGATTCCTCCGGCTCACCCCAATTGTAGATGCTGGATCGTTCCGGTCGTGGACCGTTCGGCGTACATTGTTCCGAATAAGAAAGATAACAGTTAGAGAAGGAGATTAAGAATTGATAACGATAGACATTGATACCGAAGGAATCCCAATAGAATTTTTGGAAACAGCTTTGCTGCGCGCAACTCAAAATTCGTTAGATGTTTTGCTTGGGGAGGTCACGCAATATCCTCCTCCTCCTCCTAGATCTAGGTATAAACGTGGTGGGCCAGGCAGCCAGAACCTTGGCCAGCAGTGGTTCACGGAAATTGAGGAAACTTCGGAAGGTTTGCTTGGGCTGCTCGGCAACAACGTTTCTTATGGCCCATATGTCCAGTCCGAAGCTCGTCAGGCTCGGGTGCATCGCGGCAGATGGGACACCGTAGAGGGGATTGCGAGGGAACAATTAGATTTGATCGAACGTATTTTCGTTGTAGAGCTGGAAAATGCGCTAGGAAGTTGAGAAATTTTAATTTACGTGTTAAAAGAATTTTGTGTTATAATCTAGTAAGGGAGGAACCATGTTTCCGGAGAATACGAAGGAAATTGAGATCTCGACCGAAGAGGAAGAAGCTCTTTCCAATTTCTCATTCGTTCGAGCTGTCAAAAAAGAGAATGCCTGGCTGCTCGAAGTGTTGGGAGTTCCTTTTGGTTCCCCGCAACAGCGCGACTCTGACGGCCAATGGTTTGACAGCTCTACCAAATTCCACCTCGACAAATTCCCCAACCCTCCAGCAGTCTACTATCACGGATTCAACTCTTCCAATCAGCCGGAAGGCGAACCAGTTTTTATCGGCAGGACGCTTTCCATTCGGAAAAGTAGGGAAGGTCTTTGGTTCGACATCGAATTGGATCCGTCGGTAGAAGAGGCAAAAAGAGTTTGGGAGGCGGCTCAAGTCGGCCAAGCGAGAGCTAGCACCGGTTCAATTGCACATCTGGTCAGAGTTGCGAAGAATGGCCATATAAAAGTTTGGCCCATTGCAGAGATCAGTTTATTTGAAATTTCTTCCGGCAAAAGGCCAGCGAATCCTTACGCTGTTGTGATTCCTTTCACGGAAAAACTTTACGCTAAGGCTGGGCTGGAATTTCCGGAAGAAATTGCAAATTCTGATATAATTCCGAAGGATGAGATTGGCTCAAAAGGCGAACAGCAAAGTGAGCCAATGCCTGAGGAAAATTGCTCAAAGGAACAATTATCAAATCGGAGTAAAAAACATATGGAGATTGAAGAAATTCAGAAATTGGTCGAACAGTCGGTAGCGCAGGCACTTGCGAGCAAAGAGGAACAGCTTCAGCGGGAACGGCAGCAGCAAGAGGAAATCGAAGCTAAGATTCAAGCTGCTCTCAAGTCCCAGCGCGAGGAGTTGGAAGCGGAACACAAGAAACAGTTGGCTGAGGCTGCCGTTTCTCGCCGTCTTCCAACGGAAATGCCTTATGTGAACAAGTTTGCGAATCTCAGCAAATATGACGATTCGGAGATTGCTGACCTTGCTCTGATCGCCGGCATCTTGCAAGCAGCGAAAGCCGCCAACCGAGGTTTTGGTCCTAGCGAGGAGCTTCGTAAGGCTATTGCAATTCGTATTGCTGATTCTTCTGAAGGTGAACAGTTCAGCGCTGTAAGAAATGTGATGCAATCGTTGCATATGCCGATTAAAGCTGATGAGCTGAACCGATCGACGTTGGCTAACTATGGCGATGAGTGGATTTCTGTTGCATACAGCACGCAGCTCTGGGAAAAGATTCGGTTGGAGACTGAAATTGTTGCGAATATCCCAACTGTTGTCGTTCCGCAAGGAGCTGAAAGTGTAGTCATTCCAATTGAGACGACCTCGCCAACTTTCTTCAAAGTCGCTCAGGCCAGCTCCCAGGACTCCAACCCTGGTCGAGTAACTCCCACTATGGTTACCAGCCGACGCGGGACTGGGCAGGTACAGCTCAATGTCTCCAAGTTGGGAGCTGCAGTAAATTACACTGGGGAGCTTGAGGAAGACAGTTTGATCCCTTGGGCGGCTGAATTGCGCCGAGATTTGATTGCGGAAGCTGCTGAGGTCCTGGAGCACTGTGTAATCGATGGTGACACCGCCACTGCCGCGAATACGAACATTAATAACATCGCTGGAACTCCCACTGGGAATGAAGCGTATCTTTTGTTCGATGGTTTCCGAAAGTTGGCTTTGGTCACAAATCCTGCTAACAGCCGTGACGCTGGAACTCTAGGGGTGAATGATTTCCTGGAAACTGTTAAGCTGATGGGCCTCGGTGGGCGGAATGCGCACGACAAAACCAAGGTTAGCTTTATCTTGGACATGTCAACGCATTGGAAGACGCTGGAGCTGCCGGAGGTCAAAACACGCGATGTGTTCGCCGCTCCCACGATTGAGAATGGGTTGCTGACCAATATCTTTGGCTACAAAGTATATGGCTCAGCAAATATGCACCGTGCCAATCAGCACCCCTCGTATGGCCTGCGTGCCAATGCGAACGGCATGGTGGACCTGAATACTCCATCTAACAATACGAAGGGTGCAATCCTTGCGGTGCGGTGGGACCAGTGGCGACTAGGTATGAAGCGTCGGATTTCTTTCGAGATTGATCGCGATCCGCTGTCCGACTCGACGCTTATCGTTTGCATGATGCGTGTCGGTCTGTTGTCGCGAGACAACGAAGCCAGCGCAATCAGCTACAATGTCGGTCTCTAATTTGTTTCTTTGGTTCCTAAGGGGGAAGGTTACTTCCCCCTTAAGACAAGGAGCTGCAAATGAAAATTCGGATGTTGAAAGATTATCAAGGGGAGCTTCTTCAAAACGTTCACTACTTTTCCCAAGGCGAAATTCACGATGTTAGTTTGGAAGTAGCAGAAGCCTTGGTAGCCATGGGAAGGGCAGAGCTGGTTGAGGAGAACGCAGTTCGTAATCCTGCTCCGACTCCCAGCACACCCAAGCAGAAGCCGGCGAGACCTTGAGAGCTAACCGATGTCATACTGCACAGTCCAGCACCTGAAAAACACATTGGACATTGTTATCGCCGATGGGGATACTGTAACCGCTCCGCTCCTGGAGAGAATCATCGAAGCTTCTTCAGAGTGGATAGACAATTTCTGTGGTTGGGGAAACAGTGCCTTTAAGGCTTCAACTCAGGAACGAAATTACAACAGCGATTTTGTTCGCAAAGATAAACTGTTTCTAGATATCCCGATTGTAGAGCTGGAAGAGCTTCGTAATGGGGATAAAAGTTCAATCTCTCTTTCCGATGTTCAACTTCTCCCTCTGAACGCTTCTAGATACTTCCAAATTCGTTTACTTTCAGGAGTTTGGAGCTTTCCCCAAACCGATAGCTCTATAAAAGTTACTGGGAAATTTGGATACAGTTTGGTGCCTCCCGACACCATCCGGGAAGCCACCATAATGCTTTCCGGGTGGATCTACAAGCGTTATCTCGCAGGTTTGCAGACCAACACCGTCAGCCCAGAGTTGGGAACCGTGTTGTATGGTTCTTCCATGCCCAGTCAAGTTAAAGACATTCTGCGATATTATGTTAATGGGAAAAAGTTTTTATGAGTCTGGAAGAAGCTTGTGAGGCGCTGGCAAGGCTTTTGAAAGATTTGCCAAACATCCAGCGTGCCCATTCGAATCCGCCGAACTCTTTGAACCAGCTTCCGGCGTTGCTGGTGTATCCGTCTTCCGGAACTTTCGAAGCGGTCAGCCATGGGTTGGGGAGAGCGATTCATACGATCTCTGTCGAAATTATTCATGCCAGACAGTCTTTGCCCAGCGCTGTCGAGCAAGTTCGGAAATGGCCTGAAGAAGTTTATAGGATACTTTTGCAGAATCCCACTTTGGAAGAAAGCGTTCAACACATCGTTTGGCCTGTGACCTATCGAATTTTGCCGTTGAGGTACGGTTCGGATGTATTCTTTGGAATACGATTCGAGATTAAAGTGAAGATAATGGAGTGATTCTATGTCGAGATATGCAGCGTTCGCAAGAAATGTAATTCAATTGGGTAGAGAGACGACTCCAGGGATTCCTGTTGCGGCAAACACCGTTTGGCGGTCAAAGTTTTCCAGTTTAAGCGATACGGAAGTTCAGAAAATCATTGACGAGCAGATTGGGAGTCTGTACGGCCAAGAAGCCGTATTCACCACCATGTACGGTGGTGAGCTGAAAACCAGCGACACCCCTTTGACTTTCGAGCAAATCGGACATATTTTTGACGCCGGCTGGGCGAAAGCTACGCCTACTGGTTCTGGACCGTACACCAGAGTATACGAAGACGATCCAAGTGCCTCAGCTCAAATTGCCACATATACCATTGAAGCTGGGAATTTCGATGCGCAGGCAGATGCGCAAAGGATGAGTTATGCCTTCGTTTCCGAGTGGCAAATCGGTGCCTCAGCAGGCGAAGAGTGGGCAATGTCGGCTTCTTGGATTGGTCGGCAAGTTGTTTCTAACCCACTTACTTCTGCTGTCTCGGTTCCGGAAGTTCAAGTGGCTGTTCTTCCCATGACGAGGCTGTACATCGACGCATCCGGAGGCACGGTTGGGACAACTTTGCGCAGCGGCGTATTGATGGGTGCCAGTATCAAACGTGTTACCGGTTGGAAGCCTGTTCCGATCGGCGATGGGACAAAAACCTACGCAGCTATTAAGCAAGTTGCACCGGAAGCAACTTTTAGCTTAACTTTTGAACTGGAGCAGGTGGGCAGTTCAAGTCTTGTTGCGTCTGAACGTGCAGCTTGGAGATCTAAAGTTGCTCGCTTGTTCCGACTTCACATCGCCGGTGAAGATTCTTCGCATGACTTAATTATTGACTGGTGCGGTCGATACTCTAGCGTTGGCGCATATGAAAATGCGGATGGGAATACTACTGTAACGCTGGAAGGTCGAATGGTGTATACGCCAGTGGATAATTTGTTCATGCGAGCGACTTTGGTCAATCCGGTTGCGACATACTAAGCGAGGAGGAATATGGCTTCTTTCTTCGACCGAATTAGAAAAGTAGTTGACCTGGGAAATGGCAATTTCATCACACTTCGTAGCCTTACCTTGCAGGAGCAACAGGAGATTCAAACTCGCTGTATGAAAGTAAAGGTTTCTTTGAACAACAACAGCAGTTCTGAAATTGAAATTGATGCTCCTCTCATGACAAGATTGACTTGGCACCGAGCCATCGAGTCTTGGGAAGGTCCAGGGTTCGAAGGTAGGCCAGTTACACCTGAGAATATTGACCAACTCCCACCAGCTATTTTGGAGATGTTGCAGGTCGAGTATAACTCATTAGGTAGCCTTACCGAAACCGAAAAAAAAATTTAAGCCGAGCATATGAGCTGTCCATCGTTCACAACCTTCAACAGTCCGATCCGGGTTATTTCGGGGAACTTTTTCTGGTGATGAAGGAAATGGGTTGGTCCTGGCAGGATCTGATGTCCACTCCGGTTCCGGTGGTTGAGGAAATTGCGTTGCGTTTACGCTCGCAAGAACATTGGATGCAGATAAAACTGGAGCGGGAAAAGCAGCGGCGAGGATGGGAGGAACATGCCTAGCAATGTAGAAATTGGGATTCTGGTTAGTGCGAAAAATCAAGCCTCCAACGTTCTCTCCTCGGTGGACGATCAAATTCAATCCCTCAAGAAAAATGTTCAGTCCTTCGGTGAAAATTTTGTAAACCTGGGCAAACAGATGCAGAAGGTCGGCGCTGGTCTATCTGCCGGCGTCACCGCTCCGCTCTTGGGAGCTGGAGCTGCAGCACTGCATGCGGCTACTAATTTCAACGCTGCGATGGCAAATGTTGCAACCTTGGACGTGCCGACCGAGCGGATTGAAGAACTTAAAATCTCCGTTCGGGAACTAGCCGTCGAGGTTGGGAAAAGCACAGAAGATTTGGCGGGAGGTCTTTATCAGACCATTTCTGCATTTGGAGATAGTGCTGATACTGTTGAAATCCTACGAATCAACGCCAAAGCAGCAGCGGCTGGGCTTGCAACAACTACAGATGCGATTAATCTAACCAGCGCAGTTACAAAAGCTTATGGCGATACCTCCTCCGAAGCTGTGCAAAAAGTAGCTGATTTGGCCTTTCAGGCGGTTAAACTTGGTCAGACAACCTTTCCGGAGCTGGCCGGTAGCTTGGGACGGGTTTCGCCTCTGGCAGCAGCGTTGGGAGTTAGCCTGGAAGAACTGTTCGGAGTAATGGCGACGTTCACGGGTGTTACCGGAACAGCCAGCGAGGTCAGCACGCAGCTTCGCGGCGTTCTGCAAGCCCTTATGGCGCCAACCAATTCCATGATTGAGCTCATGGATTCGTTAGGGTTCAGCAGTGGCGAGGCAATGCTAAAGCAGCTTGGGTTGCAAGGTACCATAGAAGCGATTGTACAAGCAGCCGAAGAGTCCGGCACACCGCTACAAAAATTCATCGGCAGCATTGAGGGGCAAACCCTCGCTTTGGCTGCCTCAGGTGGACAGGCAGAGACCTTTACTCAGAAATTAGCTGCAATGAAAGAAGCTGCTGGGGCGGCGGATGCAGCATTTAGCGCCCAGACAGAAGGAGTCAATCAGCTTGGCTTCAAATGGCAGCAGCTTCAACAGCAACTGGAAACATTTTCTCAAAGGATCGGCGATGCACTTGTGCCTGGCGCAACCCAGCTCTTGGGAAGCCTTGAGCCTTTAATCGGCGTGATCGACAGGATGATTTCGGGATTCGAGAGTTTGGATCCGTCTACTCAAGCAACCTTGTTGGGTATAGCAGGCGCTGCGGCTTTACTTGGTCCGGCACTTTTAGCAGTTGGTACGGCTATGACGCTTGTTGTACCAGCCGTTGCTGGCCTCGCAACCGCCTTGGGAGTCCTTGTCTCTCCAATCGGAGCAGTGATTGCAGCTTCTGCGGCGCTGGGAGCGGCATGGACTTTCAATTGGTTCAACATTCGTGAGACCACTTCTTCAGCGTTGGATTCTATACGTGAAAATTTAGCTTCCGCCGGCGAGCAGCTTGGGAATCTGTTGGAACCGGCTATCCAACGCACCCAAGCCGTGTTTCAACAGTTGCCTTCCCAATTGGAACCTCTACGAGAAGCCTTCGGATCTTTGTTGACTACGTTGGGAGAAGCACTTGCTCCGTTGCAACCAATTTTGGAAAACATCGGTCAGATGTTTCTGGATGCGTTCGGAGTCGTAGCTATCTCGGCAATAAATTTATTTTCTTCGACCTTGGGAGCTGTGATCCCGGCAATTGTGATAATTTTGGAGCAGCTTATTGTGATGATTGAGCTGGTCTCCACAACAATTTCTAACATGGTAACTCTGGTGATTGCTCTCCTCACCGGAGATTGGGAAACTGCATTTACTTCTGCTCAGGCAATTGGGGAAGCTTTTGCAACAGCTTTCCAGTCTACTATGGAAAATTTGGCTGAACTGGTCAACGTTGTCATGCTTGCGATAAGTTCTGCTGTTGTGAATACTTTAACAGACTTGGGAGTCGATGTTCCAGCGTTATTAAACCAATTAACAGCAGTTTGGGATTCCACTTGGAGCGGGATGACCGGTGCGATTAATGTTGTAAAAGGTGGGATTGATTCGTTCCGTTCTGCTCTAGAAGGATTTGTTTCCTGGGTTGGAGGAATTAGCATACCGAATCCTTTTGCGGGTTGGCAATTTCCGGAGTTGCCTTCCTTGCCTGGATTCGGAACCCGCAATGCAATTGGGTCACTTTCCTTCGCCGGCGGAATTGCGATGGTTGGAGAAACCGGTCCCGAGCTGGTTATGCTTCCGACTGGGAGTCGCATATTTGGAGCGCAGGAGACTGCCGCAATTGCTGGTTCTGGCGGAATTTCCATTAACGTGCAAAATATGGTTGTTCGGGAAGAAAAAGACATATATGTTTTGGCGTATGAGGTGGCCAGACTGCTGAGGAGATAGATGATTTCAGTAGCAATTACCAGTGGAGGAACAACAATCTCTCTTTCCAGCAGTGGGTGTATGCTTGCAAAATATACACCCATCGGTCCTTCGTTCAGCAAAGAAAGAGGTTGGCAAGAGGTTACTGAAGCTATAGAATTTGTTATCGCTGATGTTAGCGTTGATGCGGTACAAGCGAAACTTTCTCAAATTGAGCAGCTTTTGAGAAAGGCAGATTCAGTGCCGGGTGCGAGAGTTTTTCTTTTGTTCAAAGCGCATGAAACAGAACTCCCATATCGTAGCGAAATTTACAGCTACAGAATTTTGGTAGACGCAGATGTAGCTTCTTCCTTGCCTCAGAAACTGTTGGGAGTCCAGCTTATTCTCACCCGCTCTTGGTGGTGGGAAGGTCAGAAGGTAGGAATTCCTTTGTCCAACCGTAACGGAAACAATCTTTTAACTCCCCTTACTGTCAAGAACCACACTGATTCCGGCGCTGGGAATGACAATTTCGCTATCATTGCTGAAGGGGTTATCAAAGGTTCAGTCCCTGCGCCTTTGCAACTTAAACTTATAAATAACTCCAGCAGCAGCAGATTTTTTTGGCGTTTCTTCATTGCTAACAGCCTAACTCCCAATGCAGAACATATTCTCCAAGCAGAAAACATTGTTCCTGGATATGGAACAGTCATTAGCTCTAGCGGCGCTTCTAACGGGGAAGTGGTGACACGAACTTCATCTATAGCTGGAGACAGACTTCGTTTCCGTTGGGAGCTAAGTGAACAGCTGGTGAATGAG